TTAATGTACTGTAAGGTACTATACTGTAGATAAATTACTTATTATACATATTTATATATTCTATATATACTTATATAGTATATAGTATATAGTATATCTTAGTAAAGACAAGATGATAGCACAAAAATCTTAAAAGTGTGTTAAGATTATGTTAAGTCTTATTTGCTATTAGTCATACCAAGATTTATAGCTTTCCTAGTAAAATATAGCTTATGAACATCACAGACGAAGAACGCAATAGAAGAAGATCTAACGCCCTAGAATTAATTTCTGAAGGTAAACTAGGGGGTGCCGCTTTTGGTCGTTTAGGAGGCCGCCCACGCAATCCTCGAGCGTCTGAGAGGGTGGCGCAGCGCGTGGCGGGTGATGGAGATATGATTTATGAAAGGCTTAAGGAAATTGTTGAAGATGGTTCAAATACAACCGCAATTGCATCTGCTCTTGCTCTTCTCAAAATTGAAGACAATGAAAGAAAAATTGAAGAAAACGAGGAAATGAAATTTGAACAACTTAGAAGAAATGAACTTATTGAATTCATCGCAGACTCTTTTAAAGAACTCCAAGATCAAGGAGTTATCACCGGAGGAGTTATTGAAGCAGAATTTGTCGAACTTGTCGATAGACCGATTGAGGGAACTAGCGTCAGCACAGAAAGCGCTTAAAAAACAAATAGTAGACAAAGGTCCTCAGACCGACGATGAACTTCACGCATGGGTTAAACATAATCTTGGGATGCACATTCCTAGGGTAGCTATTTGCGATGGTCATTCTGCTCCTTTTGATTTTCTTGCTGATATCTATTTTGAACGAGTAACTTCTGCAATTGCCCTTGCTTCTAGAGGAGGGTCTAAGACACTTCTTTCAGCTATTATTCATTTGCTTAATAGTTTGTATAAACCTAGATGTGAAAGTATTTCAGTGGGTGCTCAGTTAGCACAAGCTGAAAGAGTATATGAAAACTTTAAAAAATTAGTTAAAATTCATGGGAAAGTTGATAATATTGAAAAACATCCAATGATAACCAAATCAATTCAGTTGTTAACAACTTTTGTAAATGATTCTGAATTATCTATTATCCCTGGAACTATTGGTGCTACAAATGGTCCTCATGTTCCAAAGGTACATACTGATGAAGCAGAAATTATGGATTATAATGTGTATTTAGAATCAAGAAATATATCTCAATCACTAACTTATTTAATTGATGGTCAAGACGGCGATCAAGTGGAAGTTACAATCATTGCACAAGATTGGGTTACATCAACTAGAAAAAGCGGTTCTGGACTGATGCAAAAGCTTATTGATGGAATTGATGAAGCAGAAAAAAATGGTTATGACCCTCCATATAAACTATATGCTTGGTGTATGGCAGAAAGTGCTCAGAATCAGAAAGGATGTCAAGTAGCATTTCCAGACCTTTCTGATAGTAAAAAATGTAATTGTCATAAAATTGTAAAAGATACATGGGAAGATGGATCTCCAAGAATATTTGTAGATATTTGTAAGGGAAGATTGGCTAAAAGTGATGGATTTACAACTCTTGGTGATATACATAAAAGATTTATTGCCAACGATCAAGACACATGGGAAGCACAACAAGAATGTGCTAAACCAGAGACAGGTGGAATGGTATTTAAAACTTTCACAACACAAAGATATTCAATAAAATGGTGGGAACCAGACCCACAATTAGGACCAATTGTTCAAGGGGTAGATTTTAGTGGGGGAACTAATCCAGCAGCAGTAGAATGGTATCAAATATTAAATAGAGATACAGTTTGGTGGGGGTCAGATCAAAGTAGAAGTGATAAACCAAATAAATTGCTTAAATCTGGAACAAGAATAAATTTTGATGAAATTTATAAGTCTAATTTAGGTAATATGGAATTAGCTAACTTAGTTAAAGCAAAAGAAAACTATTGGAAATCAAAATATCCAGATTTTGAAGTGCAATATAGATTTGTAGACCCTTCAAATAAAGATAATAGATTAGACTGGTATTCAATTGGCTTAAAAACTCAATTTTTCTGTACGAGAAGTATTCCTGAACAATGTAGAACATGTAATGATCTTTTGAAACAAGATATATTTGTTTATGATTCAACTAGAGTTATAATGTTTCCGTTAGAAGCATATGCTTACCATTATGCTACGTCTAGAATGGGGAAAGAATATGATCCAGAAATACCTTTTGATGATTTTAATCACACTTGTTCCGCTTGGAGATATGCTATGGAAAATTTAAAAGTTCTTGAAAGAAAGGGAACAATCAGAGGAGTAGTTCCAAGAAGTAGTGATAAAATACATTATACTGCTAAGGCATCAACAAAGTCATCAGGACCTAGATATTTATCTAGTAGTTATTTGAAGGGACCATAAATATGTTAAATTCTTATGAAGAAGAAATGGGCAGAATGGTTGATTTTGCTCAGTCTGGAAGACAGACAGAAAAAAGTTTAAAAATAGGTGCTGCTAAAGATAAAGGTCCATCAACACGTACCTCTACAGAAAAATGGGTTAATTGGAATAATTCTGATTTTCTCGGGCAGCCATTTGATGTAAATAGAATAGCTCTTTCTAAATTAGAGCAAATGCAGAGAGATCCAACCCTTGCATTTGGTTTGCAATTTGTTAAAGTTCCACTTATTCGTGCCCCTTGGCATATTGAGTCTGAAGATCCACAAAGAGCAGCTTTTATCGAAAATGCGCTTAAAAGAATTTATGGAAGATTTATTCTTTCATATTGTAACAGTTTATCATATGGATATTCAGCAATGGTTAAAAAATTTGAACTTGCTAATCCAGATTGGACATATTTAGATAAAAATGATAAAGAAAAAAAAGAAAAATTAGTTTGGCCTGATAAAAAAATTGATGCAGTTATCTGGAAACCATTTACTGCACTTAATCCTCGAGATGTAACACCTGTTTGGAACGCAGTTGGAGAATTCAATGGTATCGAATATAATCCGAACGCATCTACAACATATAATTTTTTATCTCCAAAAGAAAAAGTTCCCAATATTCCATTAAAATATGCAATGTGGGCTACAAATGAAAAGGATTCAGTTTTTGGTTCAATATATGGTTATCCAAGATTAGGGTATGCGTATAGATATTGGTGGAGTTACTGGTATAAATTTGGACTTTCAGACAGAGCATTTGAAAAATGGGCAGATCCTCCTATTCTTGTTTATCACCCTTCAGAAGAAGGTGTTGATTCAAGTGGAGAAATTGTTAATTTTGGAGAGAAAGCCCTTCAAACAGCGGAAAGTGCTAGATCAGGAGCGAATATTGCTATTCCAACGAAGCTCGCAACAGCTGGAATGGAAGAAAAAGGAACAAATATTAGAGAATGGTCTATTGAGCAATTAAAATCAGAAACAAATTTTGATGCTTTATCTGAAATGTTTAAATATTTAGATGTACAAAAACTTAGAGCATTAATGGTTCCAGAACAAAGTCTTATTGAAGGTAATTCTTCAGCTAGAAATGTAGCTAAAGAATTTGGAGATATTTTTCAAGAATCACAAGTTGTTATTATGCAAGAAATTGATGATCAAATTAATAGATATATGATTCCTCAACTTCTTGAACTTAACTTTGGTTTAGGTGGGCCTACTTGTACAAAAGTTACAACGGGATTTGATCCACAAGATATTGAGACAATGAGAGTTGTTGTTCAAGCTTTTGCTAATAAAAATGGAGAAATTCCAGATGTTGATATAAGAGAAACTCTAACGAGGTTGGGTCTTCCCCTAGTAACTGTAGAAGAGGCGCTAGATAAAATCCAAATAGCTGATGAAAGAAATAATTTACTTAATGAAAAAGTATTTAAACAGAAAACGTTAGAAGCAGGATTGAAAGGACATAAACCAGCAACAGGACTTTCACAAGATGAAAATGATGAAGTTATTGAATTTTCAGATAATGAGCGTAGTAAAATACGTCAGTTATTTGATAAATTAATTGGAGTAGAGAAGAAAGAAGAAGCATTATAACCATATCAACAATATGACAATAATAGTAGTAAAAAAATATATTTTTTTGATAAATTATAAGTAATAAGAAAGAGAGAGGTGAGCAAATTGGCTGTTACGAGTAAATGGTTTGGAAATGGGCTTTTAGGGCAGTATTCAACTGTTGCTGCTAGAAGAGTTGATTGGGTTACTGATGCGATTACTACTTCATTGCATACTGTTACGTATGTTCCTAACCAAGATACAGATGATTTTTGGAATGATGCATCAAATGAAATTACAGGAACAGGTTATTCTACTCCAGGCTTAGCGATGACTGGTAAAACAACAACATATGATTCAGGAACAAATGAAACACGTCTTGATGGTGTTGACGCATCATGGACTACTGCTTCATTTACTGCAAGAATTGCTGTTGTGTATAGCAATACCGCTGGTGCTACATCAACTGATCCTGTATTAACATATGTTGATTTTGGAGGAGACGAAACTGTTGCCTCTGGTACCTTTTCAATTGTATGGGATGCAACCGGCGTAGCTAAGATAACTGCATCATAATATGGTATAATAATTATTATGGTAAACATAATAAAATCAAATTTTATTCCAAGGGATGCAATTATTAATGCTCCT